TCATCATAGCATATCCTTTATCAATTTTTTCAAATTTCTAAAGTTCCTAAACAAAAAATCCGCCTACCAAATTTGGCGAGGCGGATTTTCCATCTATTACCCTATGCTGCCTTCCATCTCGAACTTAATTATTTTCTTCTATTATATAGTGTCACAAGTTGATGAAAATCTTGATATATCATGATTTTTAATAAAATGCTAATCACGCAGTATCTCACAGTTTCACACAAAAACGGGCAAATAAAGGGCAAAAAAATAAAAATAAATTGGAGGAAAAAGCTATGCAAATAATGGACATGTTGCAATTTAAACACGAAGAAGTAAAAGAGGGGTACCAGTCATTTGTTAATGATTTCTTAAGTGGCGAAGAAAATGTTCAGAGGACAGAGTTACCTTTAAATGTCTGGATAGTATCTGTTCCAATCAAAGACTTCAAAGTAATGATCACATGTGAATGCATAAGAAGTCCTTATGGATTTGATGAATGGATTGCAGTCGTTGAAGAACCGAATGGAGAAAAATCTAACTTTCTTTTGTTTGAAAAGGAAATTGAAAATTGGTTGGATAAGCAAAGAACTCTAAGAGGAATTGTTTAAGTTAATTAAATGAAATATTAAACAAGGTTTTTCCTACAAGCAATGGAAAGGAATTACCTAACCATAACAAAAAAGCGGCCTCATGGTGAGGTCGCTTTTAGTTTATCTTCGGTATTTAATACAGCACTCTCACTAATTTCAAAATGGCTATTACAGTGATCGCAAATAAATACCAATAAGCTTCTTTTCGAATTAACATCAATCACTTTTTTTCTTCCCATTGGCTGGTTGCAGCAAAAGTCTTCATCTACCTCTAACTTCATCATCGATGCCCCTCTTCCCAATTTTGGTATTCCAATATATAATTCAGTATAGCCAGATAAGGAGGTACATAATGGCTCTCCAAAGAGGGAGATGCCGTTTATCTTCGCTGCTTGGAGATTTAAGTCAAGCAGAATTCGCGCGTCGAATGGGTGTTGCTGAGTCAACTGTTTCGCGCTGGATTACTGATCAACGAGAGATGCGCTTCGAAAATGCTGTTTTAGCCGCACGAATCCTCAACTGCCATGCAGAAGATTTCTACGAATGGATTGATGAAGATACACGGCGTTAGTGGGATTACCCGCTCTCCCGTGGAGTGATCCTTGCCATATAGGCAAGGAAAAAGGTAAAAAAAACTTCCACTTAAAATAAACTTTCGTATTACTAAATTTTTAACATAAAATTCGTGGGAATTTTGTTGCTTTTTGTCGTTTTTTATCATTCGTAACAAATTTTTCACAAATTGCGCAAACCTTCCGCTTAGAATATCTTAAAACGATATTAAATTAAGAAGCCCTTCTTAAGTCAGTTTGGCGCTTACACTTAGTGCAAGCATATAAATCCTTTTCAATCTCTTTGTGCTTTTTCAATTTCCGGCACGTCTGGCAGCTCATCATTACATGCCGCCCTGTAACACCATTGATTGCTAGACCTGTTTCTTCTGTTTCTATTTCTTCGTCGTTCTCTTCCATTCCCATACTAATGAATACATACCCGATCAACACAGTCATACCACCAACAATGAAGCTGAACGTATCCATTATAAATCGTCCCTTCTATTGTTATATAGCTGATAGGTTACGATAGGAGTTACTTTGTATGCTGCATATTTGCAACGATCTTTTTGAATCTCTGCCACGAGATCAGCATTGTCCAGGCTCAATTCAACGAGCAAGCCAGCAAGCGTTGTCGGCTTTACGCTGCATGCTACTGCAAGCTTATTTAACTTCGAATGATATCGATTCGACAATGAAATTCCTACTCGATTCACGCGCTTATCTCCTAACCCCTTCTCTTCTATCAAAGTTCGAAAACCCCTTTCCATTTGTCATGACAATTGACAGTGTCAACCGTGTTACACTGTTACACAAGCCTGCGATAGGAGAGAGGGTGTTACTGACCTACCACAATCTTAATCCCTCCATTTTGGCTCTTGTGTACGATTTTAAGTGGTTGGTTTATTCTCTCGATATCCATTAAAATAAGTTCTTTTACGTACCCACTGAAATTCTTTTTTTCGATAAACTTTAAAATCTTAATGTCATCCTCTTTAGTGTCATTAAGTGATACTGGTTTGACAACTTTACCCATGGTATTAACCTCCCTTCTTGCTTGGATAATAAATCATATGAGTAGTAATACCGATATAGAAATAAAATTGCTTGTTTTTCGGAAATATATTTCGTAAAGGAGAATAAGGGGAATTGTCGAATTGAATAAATAGGTGATGCAGATGTTACGGTGCCGATTAGAGGAAATGATAAAGGAAAGTGGATTAAAGAAAGAATATATCGCAAATAAGTTAGAAATTAGTACAAGGCAACTTCGAAATTATGAAAAACAGATTAGCTATATCCCAATGGATAAAGCATACATTTTAAAGGATCTTTTAAGGTTAGAAAAGGTAGATGATCTATATGACCGTATTAATCAGAATTGATTATATAACAAATGATAATAAGGTTATGCGTCGAGGCGAATTTCCACTTAAACGAAGACAACCCGAACAGGCTGCCTACGATTTTTGGGTATGGATCAAGAATGAACATCCGTTTGAGTGCGAGATTGAAAAAGTATTATGCGACAATGAGAATATAACTGAAAAAGTAAAAGAATTAGAAAAAGCACATCCTGAATAAAGAAGTGCTTTTTTATTTTTCCAAAATTATGTAATATGTAATTAATGGTGCATATAAAACTACAGGGGGAAATAAAATGGCCAACGAAGTCATAGCTGGAGATTATCAAGGTCAAAAAATCAAAGTAGCTAAAGGCAGAATGTACATCGGGAATATCGAAATTAATAAAGTAACTGTCGATCATTTTGAAGTCATGAATGAGAATAGCAGCACTACAAGTTTTACAAAAGGTAACACTAAAAAGAGTATGGTTGGAGCTGGCACAAAGGGCGCGGTTGGTGCTGCAATCGGAACGGTTATTGCACCAGGAATCGGGACATTAATTGGGGCCGGTGCAGGGGTCGCTACATTTAAAGGTAAAAATAAATCAGTTACAAAAGAAGTGACAACTAAAGAAGTAACGGTTGCCATCTATTTTACTAATGGTGATCAATCATTATTAAAAATGGACGGAGAGCATTACGAAAAATTTTTAAGTGCCTCTTTTAGTGAGCCAAATATTAATCAAACAAAACAAGCAAAAGCTAAAGGTACACGATCAATAACTGGAACTATCGCCTGGTTGGTATTTTTTTATCCTGTTGGGTTATATCGTATGTGGACGCACCATCAATTTACAAAAAAAACTCGTATTATTGTAACAACTGCATTAGCGCTTGCTACAGTAATTTTAGGTTTTAATAGATGAGTATATTTAAAAATCGAGACCGCATTAAAGTAAAAATCTTTGACTATGGTGATCATTTTATAGCATCTGCAGGCACAAAAGACATAACTGTTTGTAATTGTTATGGGACAACCAGGGAAGCAGCAAAGGAAATGGCCTTATTTAAGTTAAAACAAGCATTAGAAGAGATAAAGCCCCCTACTCATTGAGTAAGGGGGCTTATTTTTATTTTACTCTGATACTTTTACCCGCATAGATGGCGCACTTGTCATCTAGGTTATTCCAGGTTTTAATTTGGGCAATCGTGGATCCATATCTTGCGGCCAATTTAGAAACGGTATCACCAGTTACTACTTTATGATAACCAGGTTGAGGAGCTGCAGGAGCTGCTTGTTGTTTTAATGCAGGGTTATCAATCCATGACAAATTTTTACTGCTATCTCCAATGATCCAAAACTCTCCATTAGCATCCCCACCAACACATACCCAATCGCCTTGGAGTTTATAACCGTCAAAGAGTTCACCGATCATTGTGTCTCTGACATATTCCGCATCAAAACTCGGTGCTTTGCGTATTGAGGTGACTTTCAATGCTTTTAGCTTCATAATTGGTTTAGGTCCGTCAGTATTACAAGATTCATTCCATGCTCCAGGCGACTGTCTAATATCATTCCGATCAAGTTGAACGCCGCATACATTAACACCGTTTTGGTACTGGTGCATGTGAATATGGTCTGCAACCTGTCCTTTTGACCAGGCATAAGTCTGCCAGTAGTAATCTACTTTACCTTTAACTGCCATCATCACCGCATACGAGCCATATAAGCCGACTTTGTAATCAACAAGGCATTGTTTAATACCAGATAAATATTCGATGATTGCACCCATATGTGCTGGTTGTGCCTCGTAGTCTACGGCAAAATAAATGGTGCTTCCTGACGGCTGACCGACTGCTTTTGCTAACTTATAGGCTTCTTGAGCATCCGATACCCCTTGTGCCTTTGTAAAATAACTTAATTTTGTAGCTTCCTTTTCAAATATAGATACCAATTTCAATCCTGCTGCTTTAATTAGATTCGCTTCCTCTGCCGATAATCCCTTCCAAGCGGTTGTTGGCAAATACCGAGCCACAAACTCAAACCCCGCAGCCTTTAATGCTTTTGCAGACGTAGCGTTTAATTTAGATGCACAATCAAATCCAATAGCCATTATTTTCCCTCTCCCTTTTCGATATATTTATTAATTTTTGCATTTATCTCAGACTCTAAGATTTTAAACAGCCACATTGGAAAATACTTGTCCCAACCAAGGACGTAAAGATTAGCGACAAATGATTGTAAGTTATGATAAAAAAATGAAAGAGCCAATACTGCAAATACCATAGCACCCGTACCCAATAGCTGGTCAAATATCCACCCAACTGCCACAATTAAAAAAATAATCCCGTCTCTGATTACTGCGTCGATTCCGATATTGCTTTGGTATAGATCATTTTTCTTGGCCAGCCTATCACCTACAACGTAATCAAGGACAACAATTATTGCTAAAGCTGCAGCAATGTACATGTGCATTTGTGCAAAGCCTTTAGCCCCAAGCAAGGCATTAAAAAAAGCGCTAACCGCACCGGTTACCACCCCTAAGTAAAGACTCTTATTTACTATCATTTTTTGAAATAAATCTACTAAATTAATTTTCACGTTACACTCTCCTTATTTTTAAAATAAAAAGAGCCCTAGAAGGCTCTTTAATTAATATTTATCTAGTAAGTCTTTAACTTCGTCTTTCGTATGAATTGAAGTATCAATAAATTCACCACTTGAAATTAACACATCAGCACCTAAGAAAACTTGCTCATTATTAATAATTAATATCTTTTTCTCTGATCTAATTATTCTATACTCCAATTTATATTTACTGTCTGTAAGTTGTAAGAAGATAGATGGAGTAATATTTTCATTAAGATGTTTATAAGTTAAACAAAATGCATTTTTTCCATGAACTGTTCCTGGAATAGTGATTGTAATGGTAGAGATATTAGGTGTTTTCTTTTCTATTTCATTTGATAATTGTTCTTTTAAATCTCGTTTCATTTGTTCTATTTTTTTCTCAGCTGTAGATTTTGCCCATGTGCTTGCTAAAATTGGTAGTATGATTGCACCTGCTGTCAATATAACTACTACGACGGCCCACATAGTCCCAATATTAAACTTTACCGTATCATCAATTAGGTTAATTGAATTACTTAAACTTTCGATTTTTTCCTGTAATAGGTCATTAGACATTTAGTAAAAACCCCCAATATTCTTTTGACCCTATTTTACAAGAAATTGTTATGAATAAATAGGACTAAAACTAAATCCTTATACAACAAACGAACGCCGTTAGTGAGATTAGCGTTTGGATTCAAGTAATCGTTTTTTACTTAAAACTCGTTTTGGTGTTCGAATTGCATGTTTCGGTTTTTTATTTACTTGATAACTACCATCTCCTTTAGGTACTGGCATTACCATTCTGTCACCACGTTTTTTCTCGTATGGTATAGGAATAGAACCTAGATTAAGCATTGGACGTTTGAAGGTGAATTTACCAATACCACCACTTCCAATATTAATGCGTAACTTAGTTGTACCAACAGGACTTATAAAAGTATTAAACAGAGTTACAGTTAATACGTGTGTGGCAATAATTGCTCCAACAGAGTTTAAACACTGAACATCAATTCTTTGTGTACCAACAATAGATGTAAGTGAAATTGAATAAGTAACGTTTCCATCAAAAGGTAAATCTAAAAGAGATGATTGATATCCTGCTGTTGCATTCAATTCCAATATTTCGTCATCAATCACTTTTGCATTAGAGTTTAAATTCCACTTACCACTTAAAAAACCATCAATACCGTTAAGTGTAAGTTTTTGCAAAGGTTTTTCAACCAATTCAACAGAATCAATAAATATATCACCAATACTATTTTTATCCAATAAATACAATCTTTGAGTTCTTTTTGTGTTTATAGTAAAAGTAAATATTTGCAATGATTGAGATAAAGAAATATTTTTTATGCCTGAAACACCGTCAACAACTAAATCAACATTAAAGTCGGCACCTAAACTCAATGGAGAACTTAGTGCAGACCTAGCTTTTATCTTCATTACATAATCGGTAAATGGTTTGATAGTAACAAAATTAACATAACTAATAGGCAATTGAAAATAACTTGTTGGCTGTCCACCTAATTTCCATAAATTAATTGCCATTCGTTATTCCTCCTCAATAGGAGTTTCTTCCTCTACTAATAGCATTTCACATGTATCACCATTAATCTTAAATTCATTCTCTTTGTTGTAAGTTGAAGTGAGATAAAACGTATCACATACAGGCTGTTCGTCTGTTTCAACAAATGAGTTTTTAATTGTGAGTAGTTTTACTTGAATATTGGTTGCCTGCACTTCTGTTAAATCCATTTCGCCATTAATACTTGGCGGTTGTAACTTTGCCATTATAATTCCCCCTTATGCTTTCAAGTAAGCCCATGCAGACATAGTATGAGCGAGTGCAGCATCATCGTTATAAACTTTAACCCTTGCATATCGAGCCTTAGTTTGTATACTTATCGCACCATATTGACGAGCAATATTTGTCAATGGAGTTTCAAGTGAATGAATTGTTGCACCGTCAAACGACCATTGAATATCAACGTGATTTGCTGTGTTAGCATCATTAAGAAAGTTTAACGCTAAATCTGAAAATCCATCGGTATCTATCCATACCCCCAATGAATTTCCACTCAACGCAACGCTCACCGCATTATGTGTTTGAATCGTTTGCTGATAATGGCTTTGAATATCGCTAGGTTGTATAACATTACTCCCCGTTAGCTGCACACCCGCGTCTTTGTTTAACACCAAGGCTTTGTGTATCTCGTCGATTTTATCTGCTAAATTTATTATGCTATTATCCTCTTTAATTCTCCTCCCCGTCCCAGCTGTGTATTGATTAATATCGGGCATTATAAAACCTCCTCTATTGAGTTATTAAATCTTCTTTCCCTTGCGATATTAAATAAGCGTCAATCCCTGCTTTGAGGTCTGGACGCTTGGATATGACATAATCGTATGTGTAAACCCCGTCGATGATTCTTTGCCCCATGTAGGATGCCATTAAAAGCCACCTCCCAGGATTAAATCATCAATTGCTTGTTGCATGAGATCCTGTTGTTTTTTTAATAAGTCTATTTCAGAAAGAGGCGGTATATAGTTTAGTTTTGCTTCAATCTCTTCCTGCGTTAAAGTTGTAGACCACTGTCCACCTTCAAATTTTGCTGGTAGCCAAATTCCTTCAAGCATTAAAATTTCAGTGCAATCGGAGGGAGTGGGTTGATTCTCTTCCAAAATGACATCCTCAACATAAAATCCGTCTTTATCAAATCTGTGAACTTTTCTCATCACGATCCCGCCTTATAAGATCCTTTTAATATAATAAAATTACCGAGTGGAAGAGAGAAATCCCTTAAGAACTTAACCTCTCCACCATTGAGAATATGATAGATAAAAGGACTTCCACCATCAGCATAACCGTCAAACACCATTGACGTTTGGGGACGGTAACCAGATGGCATGATGACAGGAACCGCATTAGCTAAAGTCGCACCATTTTTAAGGCAGAAATAATAAAATACTGCCCCGGTTGCATCCTTTGCAAAATATGACGGATAAACACCAGGAGAATTATCGACCCAATTGTTAAATAATGTGGGGGTTACTCTGGTGAGAGGATTAGTTAGAGAGTTAATATCCACCATTACTTGATCGTATTGTGTCTCTAAGTTGTTCATGTTTGCTGCATTGATTGGCGTACCAGGTTCAACAATTGTTCCCTCCGCAGGTGTTAAAGTAATTGTTCCGCCAGGATTGTTAACCTGGGTAAAGGTTAGCGGTTTTTCCACCATCCTGTCTTTCCAAGTCTTCTTACTGTAAGCCACTAAATACCACCTCGGCTTTCTGTGTTTCCTCTCAAATAGCCTATATACTCAAATTCCTGTTTTACAATCCTTGTTTGTTTTTTAGCATTAAAACTATCTTCGACCAAAATTATATCCGCACACTCAAGGATGGGATTTTGCCGCCAGATTGTTTTATAGACTGCATTCCAGTTACTTTCAGCAATAATCCATGCAGCAATATCAGCTGCCTGTGCTTCATTATTGATTAAAGGATTGTCTATTTTAAAAGATGCCCCGTTTTTTCCTGCAATGCTATTATTGATATAAACTACTTCACGTGTTCCAGCCGCTTCATAGATATTAATGACGACTTCATAAATTGATTTGTCCAGACTGACTTCAGGCTCCTGAAAGATATTATCATAATTAATTATTTTCATGTCGAAACCAGATAAAACAGCTGGGTAGGACGTTGCACCAGTATATAGACCGCCTAAAGCACTCCTTTGAGTTCCAGCAAAACTTAAGTAGTTGTTACTTTGGTCTAGTACCTTAAACGGCTTAATAACCATAGCACCATTGCGGTCTTGATAAACTGCGCTTTTGCTAGCAACACCAATATGTTGCAAAGCGGATCTGCTATCTAATCGATCAATAAATTTACCTGAAATTGTTTTCAAGCTATCATCGATTGAGTAAATTGTAATTCCAGCTTTAGTAAATATATCAACCGCTAAATTATAGAGTGTATTGCTCGCTAGATTGTTATAGGAGATTTGAGAGAGCATATCTAAATTGTCTCTTCCTATTAAAGATATACTCATGGCTGCCGTTTCGTTTTTCCATTCGATTAAATAATAAATACCCATGGGCACCCATTCAATCGTTCCGTTCTCGTAAACAATTCCAAATTCAATTGCAATTTTTGGGCGACTTGCAATAATAGCCTGCATGTTTTGTAGATTTAAAAAGTCAAAGTCATGGTTGGTATTATCAAGCGTGATTTTGATTTCGTTGGATGGCATAGTATTGTTTAGTACGCTCATTTCCTCAAGAAGATTTATGCTGATGATATATTTATCGTCATAAACAAACGGGACACCTAATAGAGTAAATGTCATCCTAGCTGCAAACTTACGGATAGGCGCATAAACAGCATCTTTAAAATTTTTACTAACTTCCAGCATATTTATGCACCTACTTTTCTATCAAGTTGAATTTTACGTCTTTCCAGCTGGCTACTCCATTATCAAAACGCATCATTGGAGCTTGACGATCACCACAATAAAACGTTCCTGTTTTCAGTGCATTGCTCTTTGGATTAAAATAGGTGACATTAAAAAAGACCGGTTCCACTAGATTTAGAATTTGACTATACTGAGCACCAGTTAAAAATGTCCATGCTAGCTCTATTTTTATCTTGGTTGCAATCCTCTCAATAAGCATATCACCTCTGACATTTCGTTCAGCTTTGCTTAAATCCTGAATTCCCACCTGGTAGTCGGATGGAGTGGGTAAATCCACCCCGTTAATTGCTATAAGCGCCATTTACCCACCGCCTTAAATTGGATTTAATTTAACGTTGTTTCCAACCCTCTGATTTTCCATTTCTACAAACGGTTTAATAATTCTGCCAAACGTCCTGCCATCAATGTTTAGTAAGATATCTCCGTTACTGCCTGATGGCTTGCTGTACTGCATCGCTTGCATTATTGCTGTGCCTACGGCAGAGGCGATAATATCCGATAGCTTGTCCAATGGGGATACTATTTCATGACCGCCTGGGTTATCCCCGATCATTGCTAACGTAGGACCGTTAGTGATACCACCTTTAGCAAGTCTAGGTATTTTAGGGATATCAATACCAAAGCTTTTTCCGCCTAAACCCGGTACCCAATCTGGAGCTTTAATATTGATTTTATTCAAACCGCCAATCATCGTATTTACCGCATCGATGATCAAATTTAATGGAGCTTTAACATATGCATATAGGCTTTCAAAAACACCTTTGAATATATCTTTAAGTCCGTTCAAGGCTTTTGACCAATTGCCCGTGAAAACTCCTGTAATAAAGTCTACAATGCCGCCAAGAGCCTTAAATAAGCCCTTTGCTACATCAGCGACTGCACCGACGATTGTACCAATGATTTTTATGATGTTGCTAAAAACAGTTGCAAATACGGGACCAAAAGTTTGTATTAGCCAGTTAACAATTGGGGATATAAACTTGTTCCAAATTTCCAATGCCGAACTCACCAACTTAGCAACAAAATCAAGGACTTGTGCTACCAATCCTTTTAAGTGCTTATCCCACAAATTGGAGAGCATTTCTAAACCGCTTTTCATAACTGGCTTCAAAAAGCTTTCCCACAAATTCAATATGATGGCTTGGATCGATTTCATAAATCCACCAACACCATTAACGATGTCTGATCCGTATTTATCCCAAACACCCTTAACAATCGACCACATGTCAGAGGTAACTTTTATAACAAAATCCTTGATCTGCTGCCAAACAGATAGAACAGAGTCTCTAAATTTTTCATTTGTCTGCCACAAATAGACAAGGTTTCCGACAAACAAAGCTATTAATGCTGCCACTGCAACAATGGGCCATGATATACCAGTGATTGCAAGAGATAATGCTTCCCAAGCTATTTGCAGGGCTTTTACTATTTTTGACCACTTACTGATAATTTCAAAGGCAGCAAAACCCGCCGCAATACCCGCTACGGCACTAATGATAATGTCTTTATTTTTTGAGATAAATGATCCCACGCCCGTCAGAAAGCCTTTGACATTATTAAAATAGCCTCTAACTTTATCAGCCAGCGCTTGCACACTTGCGCTGATTTTTGGTAGATCATCTTGTATTGCCCCTGTGTCTGGTAGACTTAAATCACCGCCAGCATCTGCGCTGGCACCAGTACCATCCGACCCAGCGCCACTGTTAGAGTTGTCTGCCAACTGATTAATCTCGTCAAAACCTGCTAGTGCACCTTTAGCATCTTTGCCTGCTTTTTTAGCCTTATCACCAGCCGTTTCTAGGGCGTTTCCGAGTCCGCCTACTGCTGTGGTCTGCTTTACTGTCGCTTTTGTTTGATCTGATGTATTAGATATTGAGCCTTTACCAAACAGGGCGTTAAAAAACAGTCCGACTTGTTGGAGTCTGACTGCTACGGCCGTGGCAAAACTTATGACTTTTGATAATACCGGCATAAATATATCTCTAAATATTGATGCTGTTACTCCGATTTCAAATTTTAGACCCGCAAACTCATTTGCTAACTTCGCTGCTCTGCCCTGTGGAGTATTAGCCATAGCCTCGTTCATGTTTCCTAAGGAATCTCGGACTATTTCTGCTAAGAGAGCTGCTCTTTGTTGCTCGTTTCCAAATTTGAGGATTTTTTCTTGTGCTGCATCAAAGGTATATCCGTATCGGGACAATGCACCTACTTGCCCATCCATTACTTTGCCCATCATAGTTGCAATGCTTACTGCTTGCTCACCTGATGCTTTAAATCCAAACTGCTGCACGACCATATCATTCATCACAGGGATAAGCGTTTTAAGAGAGTCTGATAATTCAAGATAGGTTGCTAGTTCCTGTGCTCCAGCTGCCTGGACCTCGACACCAACAACCCCAAGCGCTTCCTGTGCAGATATAAACCTTTTAATGCTTTTTGTCATTTCATCTGTGGCACCCATTCGTTGCCTCATAATAACAGCAAGCCTATTTTCCTGCATGGACAGATAATCATAAAAATCTAACGAATCTTTAATAGCTTTGCCAATGCCTATCGCTGCTACCATCGTTGCGATACCTTTTAAGGTGCTATTAACCTTGTTTTTAAATTGTGCAATATTTTGTTGTGCGTCTTGCAAACCCCGCCGCATACCGCTAAAATCGGCGCCACCACGTACAATCAGGTTACGTACAATTGCCAAATTATCTCACCACCTGTTTTTAAAATGTGGTACCATCAAAAGCTGAATTTAAATTCTTGACCATATTAAACATTTCATCGTTTGTCATTTGTTGTTTTTGCACATGTTGTTTGCCCAGAATTTCTTTAAGAGGTTGTAATTTTTCAACGCGATGCCAGTAAGCTCCAAGCCATGTTAAAGTGAGTTTTTCTTCGTTCATGAGTTTTTGCTTATCATTAAAATCCGATACAAATAGATTTAACTCATAAGGTGTCATTTCGTTATAATCGGCTACACTAATTCCAAGATGGATTGCAGATTTGAGAGAGTTTTCCCAACTAAATTTTACTTTTTCTTGGTTTTTTTGCTCTTCTCCACAATCCCCAGTAAGTTTTTTTCATCTTCAGCAAAACTCCCAAATGCGGCATTTAAAGCCCGCTGCATCTTCTCCATGATTTCTGCCCAGGTCTCTGCTTTGTCTAGCAGATCCTCCATGTCTTCCAACTTTAAAGTTTCGTTGTGGTCTTTAGCGTCTGCCTCTAACCCGAAGAAAATGATTTTCTCTAATTCTTCTAAGTCGTTCCCATTTACCTCGATATTTTCGATATCCTTTCCTGTTGCAGCTATCAATTTTTTTAATGCTTTATGGCCAAACCTAAGTACACGTGGACGGTCAAGATTAATAATAATTACATCGTTTTTATCGCTCATTGTTTCGTATTCCTCCTTCACAAAATAAAAAGACTAGGAGATATCCCTAGTCTTTAAGCTGTTTTAACAAGTGTAACTTCGTAAACACGTGGTGCTTTATTCGGTTCATTTGCGACGATCGTAAGCTTTTTAGAGCTGACAGCTGTAATAGGTATAGCCGCTGACGCAACGCCACTTGTTAAGTTTTGCGCTAGCACTCCATCCACGAATAACGCAATCGCATGGTTAGCAGCTGTAGCTGTGAGCGTAACAGATGCGGCAGTTACACCACTAAATGCGTAAAGGTTATTACCAACATTAAAAGCAGGTGTCAACGTACCAGCTGCACCAACCAATGCTAGTGCAGTTAATCCACCTGAAGGTGTTAATCCTAAACTAGGTGCCCCGCTTACTTTGATTGTCGCTTCGAACGGTACTGCATCTGCCATTTGTACATCCGTTTTAATGCCGGTAACTATACCGTTAAAGTTCCAACTTGCCCCGAATGGAAAAAGGATCGTAAAGGCAAGCTGGGCACCCGTGCCAAAGGCATTGTAAAGGGCAATCTGACCGGTAGTATCACCAATGTTAAAAAATCCACTTAAAGCAACCTCCCCAGCATCTTTTAATCCTTGTATAAATGTTTTCCAACCCTGACTATCTAACGTGGTTGTTTCGATCGTATCTGCTTTTAAATCAAGACCTCCGATACTCTCGAGATCGGCCACACTGTTTGCGCCGACAAGTAATTTTGTACCCATTGCAGCTTGTGCTGGCATATGATCAACTCCTAAATTTTAAATTTCGTATTTATAACACATCGATAAAGAAAAACTAGTGATTCATAAAGTTCGACAGGTTTTTCATAAGTCACGTTTTGAATAAATGGGCCGTTATCGCCGATTATCCGCCCCTGGAAAGCTATAATCTTAGCTAGCACTTGTTTTGTTAAGCTTTTTAAATTGACGTATGAGTCGTGCAAAATATTAATCTCACATTCAATTTCTTTACTAGCTAAATATCCTTGCAAGGTTTTATCCTGAATTCCTTCGGTTGAAACATAAATAATATAGGGTGCTTTTATCCCCTCGGTTGCATTCAAGGGAAACACCTTATTAGTTAATTCTGTTATAGTGCTAAGTTCAGCCCTTAACGCTTCCTCAAAGTTCATATCATCACCTTATTTTATCGATTTCGTCAGTCATTACACGGATGGTTGTTTCTGAAATATTACCGGCATTATCATCCATAGACTTTCTCATAAAATGATATCCCGGTACATAACCGTTAGCTGTTAAAAAACCATATTCCTGTGATGCTGGGTAATAAGCTGTATCGTTTTTGCCGCCATAAATTCCTTTACCTCTGGGATGTTCGGCTTCCGGGTCTGGTATAGGCTTTTGAAACACGTGATTGAATCCCCGGTCAGGAACAACTTGATAAATTTTTCTTCCTTTTACCTTTGAACGTTCACCAACTAATTTAAAACCGCGCTTTAGGTTTCCAGTATCTTCAGGAGCGTTCCGACGAACTGCTTTTAAAGCAATATTCATTCCTTTTCGCGCGGATTTGGTTACAACTTTCTGCGGTAGCTGTTCTAATTGACTAATAGTACGTTCCAGCTCTCTCATACCTACTATTTCTGTTTGTCTTCTCATTAGATCAGCTCCTCGCACAACAACTGGAGCTCAACATTTTTTTCCTGAAAGTTTATGACGGAGATAATTCTAAAGAGTCTCTCACCAAACTTTATTCGCATATCAGGTGTTATACCTGGAACATACCGCATATTAACCTTATGAGATACTTCGCTATTAACGGTATCAGCTGCGAAAAATTCCTTACCGCTAACAGGATAAATTCCGGCCCGAGTTTTTATTACATCTGACCAAGTATTATCGATTTCGCCATAACTATTTTTGACACCTGACTTTTTTTGAAATGTGACAATCTGCCGAAATTCACCGGGGTTGATTTGATATCTAGTCATAAAAAAAAAATCGCCCCCTATAAAAGATTGATGGAGTGCATGTCTAATATGGATTTAATAACCGTGTTCACTTTGTCGTTTTCGACTGTAAACGTTCGGTTATCATAAAGTTCATTAGATAAAACCATCAGGACAATTGGTAAGTCCTCATGAGTATCCATTTGATTGTCAGATAAACCAGTTTGACCCTTAATATAGGCTTTCCCCGCAGCTAAAATTGAAGTGAATAAAATATCATCCTCATCATGATAAACATGAGCATAATTTTTTAAATCGAGTAAGGTGACATCGCTAATTTTCATCAGCTTTTCGCCAGCTTTTTAGGTTTAACTTCTTCGATTAAGCCCGATGCAATCCAATCCTCTAAGATTGATGCCTCTATGTCTAATTTTTTTACTTCGTCTTTTTCCATAGAAAGGATTACACTTTGAAAACTTTTTAAAGCTATTACTTTCATGATCTCAACTCCTTATAAAAAGGATAATGGGGAAGGAAACCCCCTCCCCATTATTAATTATTTACCTACATATACAGCTATTTTTTGAGGTTCGACAACTACTCCATCAAGTTCACAAAAGGCAGAAACACCAACTGCATATTCATCCGCATATTTTTCTAAAAGAACTTGGACCTGAACATCTTTTGTCATCTTCACATAAAGACCACTCATATCTCCGTAATAAATTGCTTTAGCTCCAACACCTAGAACTGGCATTGCGTCTGAGATAAATACTTCTTTACCTAATAGCGTCCAACGACCATTTTCAGATAAAGTGTTGCCCATTAAAAATTGACCTGTAGAAGCTTTCAATCCTTGAATATAAGCAAGTGTCTGTGGATGCATAATCCAGCAAGCATCTTGTTGATAAACTTGAGGGACTTTCATTTGCAAGTTAACTAATTCAGAAGAATCAATCACAAGAGTTGTAGCGCCGGTTAATGATTGAGTTACTCCGGTTGCAAGTGATCCTTGAATCTTACCTGCCCCCCCAGTACCTTTTAGTAATTCACCTTCTATGAATGTCGCGATAGATTTAGAGATTGCGTTAATCACATAACTTAGGACGTCAATATCCGTACGATTAATTAAAGAACGACCAATTTTAGCAAGCGTTCCAATAATAACATTAGTTAATTTAACTTGAGTAAATACTCCATTAGATGCTGTTACGGCATTAAATTCAGTAACATACGCTGTTGTGTGTTGAGTGTAGTCGTATACAGGGAAAGCAAGATCCCCACCGATATTAAACCTTGTAGCTTTTGCTAAGATAGGGGATAGCTGTACTACTTTATCAATGATTTTATTAGCAATTGATAAAGGGATGATTGCGCCGTTTGTTGAAGCAGGCATATTAGCTGCACGACCCTCACGAACAAACTCTAAAAATCGTTGTTCTTCTTCAGCAATTTCTAATGCACGCTTTTCTTCCTCGGTTTTGTCAGTGATCACTTTCTTCTTCTCAAAAGAACGTGCTTCCTCTTCAGCGTTTAATGTCTTATCGATTTTCGCTATTTCTGTTTTAATAGCTTCAAATCTGTTACTTTCTTCATCAGAAAAAGCCCGAGTTTCAGCTTTAGCTTTGGCTACTAGGCCGTCCATTTCATCAAGCAAAGTGTTACGCTGCTCAAGTAATGTTGGCATTGAACGAAATTCGATTACTGGTTTTACTAATGTGTTAAATGGCATTATTATTTCCACCCTTCAATTTGAGAATTTCAATTTCTATTTGTAATAGCTCTATTTCGGCTTCATTTGATTCATTACCGACATCATTAAGCTTTTCACCACATTCTGAACAATATGCTGCGGTATTATCAGTGATTTCTTTTCCGCAAGCAGGACAAACTATTTTTTCACTGGTTTGGTCAGCTGCTGGTGTTAAATCCTCAATCATTGCTCGAAATTCATCGCTTCTATTTTCAGTGATAACATTTTCTTCCCCTCGGGCCTCAATGGAAGTGGCGATATACGCAGGGGTTTTATCCAAAATTGATACTTCTAAAAGTTCAATATCCTCTAAATATCGCTTTTGGATGCCGTCACTACCATCTTGCCAATTAGGTTTTTGGTCAACAAAACTAAAAGACCATCCAGTTAACTTCCCTGCTTTGGCCTTTTCCATGACTTCCTCATCGGTTACAGTTGCAATGGCACGCAAGCCGATACTGTCCTCATACAATTGCAAGTTACCTAGTTTGGTAGAACCTAACTTTCGATTCTCATCATGATTAAAGCGCAACTCAACATCATCTGTGGACTGCAATGCCTTTTCAAAAGTCTTAGGCACTACTTGTTCACGGAATGGACCTCTTGAAGAAGGTAATATTCTGCTTTCTCTGCCCACAGCATTAACATACCCATCAAGCAACACCTGGTTTCCCCGGATCTCTATTCGCATTATCCTCACCTCCTCCCAGTGTTGCTTTGGTATTATTCATATTTGTGGATTTATCGGTATTAGGTGTATAAACCTGTCCGGTTTTAACGTTATAAAGCACATCATTAAGCCCAAGGACAACCATATTTTCAAAGGCATCGATTGGTTCTTTGTCTTCCTGGTAACGGATTTCGTTAATGCCTAGAATCTTGTTTTTAATGGCAATTTCATAGGCTTTAAATCGTTTTTCAATGTCGCCTTTAAGCAGTTCCTTTGTGTCAAAGGCAAAATAAAAAGAACCTTTTTCACTCGGAAGTAGAAGGTCCTTATTCAAAGCAGTTTGCAGGGCAATTAATATCGGCAAGATGCAAACTTTTATCCAATTGTTATAAACGGTATCACTTGCTGTCCCGTCTAAAATAGACGGTGGGGTGATAAATATCTTGCAAATTTCTGACGAATTGGTCTTCTTATTTTCATTGAGCTGCATTTCTACCGAAGTGTTTGACGCTTCTTGAAACTCTAAACCGTTATTTAATACAACAACATTCTCGGAATTATTTTTATAAAGATTGGCAAAAGCCGCCTTAAGAGCGTCTATAGCCTCTCGGTTAAGCTTGCTTGAGGCTTTTAAAAACCCTTTTTTATTACCTCCGGTCTTAACTAAAATCTCTTCAAAAATGAGTGAATTATAAACAACCGATAGAATTTTATTATTTTCTTTTATTACCCCTTTGCCAGTTACACCATCTTTTGATTTACGAGTGAGTTTTAAAAACTCAAAATCCCGATAGGTAGCACCATTTACTAAAATGTCGTACTTTTTAAAGATAGGATCCACACCCATATTGACGGAAAGTTTCACGTTGTCCACAAAATGAAGACTTTTTATGTTGTTTCTTTCCCGGTTTATATAGGCATATCCTGCACCGTCTAATAGATAATCGTCAATTATTGCTTTTTTAAATTGAAAACCGTCTAAAGTGTCCTTCGTATCATCATTTAATAGATTTATCCGGACGTCATCTTTTATTTCCGTTACTTTACCATCTTTCGCTTGATAAATAACAATTGGTAATGACGCTACTGTATCGGAAATAACATTCACACAGGCGCTTACTGCTGGAATATTTAATGCTTGCTCCTTTGTAATGTCTCCAGTTGATATGCCTGCACTCAAAAGCAATTCTTCTAATGTCAGTTCTCTTTGTTCTTTTTTACCAAACAATCGTTGCATTAATCCCACTGTCTCACCTCCTTCAAATGACTTGGACTGTAAAGTCATTAATTCCGTATAACATGTCTTGCTGTAATAGAAACATTGAGTTAATTGTCGAAACAACCATATCCACTTTCCCTGCAGATCTCTTTTTATTTACATATTTATTTAAGTTTGTATCTTCTGTACACCTGGCGTTTTGAAAGTTAATTTCTAGCATTAAATTATCATCATAATGAAATAGCTTTTTGAGTATGAGTTCTTTTAATAGCTTAGTAGGAGGATGAAGCACACTAGAATGTTGTTTAATTTCCACACATTCATATCCTGCAGCTTCTAACTTTTGAACGGTACTGATTGCGTTATAGCGATCGTATCCGATTTGCACAATCTCCACTCCATAATTTTTTTCCAGTCCTAAAACAAATCGTTCTACAAATCCATAGTCGATAACCTCATCCCCGCAGTCAAAGCACACGCCATGGTGAATAAGCTTGTTATAATCAACATTTTCCTTTTTGCTCTTGAAATCTTTCCGATCTTTTGGGATAAAGCCCCATACCTTCGAGTAAATTTTATCTTCGTGCTCCGTGACCATTGCAACAGATGTATTGTCATCACTCAGGGATAAGTCGATACCAAGATAAACTCGTTTACCCTTCCAAAACTCTAAATTTTCTTTTTGTTTGCATTCTCGGACTTTTGTGATCTCAACGTACCCCTCGACTCCAAGACCTTTGTACTTAATATTGTTGTGCTTACACAAATAATTTTCCCGTTTGTTCTCATATAAAATAGCCATCGTTCTCATATCTTTAATTGCATCGAAAATATGATCATGAGCTACGGCTACAGGATTGCTTTGATATATGACCAAATCATCCTTTTGCCACTTATCATCCGTCAAAAATTCATCGTCTGGCTCGTACAATAACGCAAATCTACGCTTATTTTCAGCAAGCCCATCCAGTACCTTTTTTGACATATCAATTTCGTCAATCATAACGTTGTTATCATTTGGGTACTGGGTGCTAATGATGATCCCGAGTTTGTTAAACAAGGTGATCTGAGATGAACGCATAGCCTCAATCGGGTATGAGTCCATCGCCCCCGCTTCATCGGCTAAAAACGCGTTGGCCAACTTACCATCCATCTTGTCTTCCGAGTAGGCGAGTGGAGTATAATCACTTTCAGTTAGCAAGCATCTGATCTCACTTCTCAAAATCTTAAAAACTCCATCTTCAGCAAGTGCAGGACTAACTTTAATAATTTTTCGAATGGCAAGTTTTAATTCACTCGAAAGTTTTAAATCAGGTGCCACCGAGAAAAAACGGGAAAACTGTGGATCCGTGAGCATTAGTAAAATAAAAATAACCGCGCTATTGAAAGTCTTAAAATTCTTTCGACTTATCTCTAGCAATGCGGTTATATAGTATCTAATATCTTGATCCTTATCGTTCTTTAATTTTGTACATAAGACAGCGGTATCCAGAAACCAAGCATAGTCTTCTAAACCGTCATACATCGAGCACATCAAGTCAGGATGGACCATAAGATTTAGAATCTTACACATTTTTTTATAAGCCTTTTCATCGACATAAGCTTCTTCACTTTTACCATCTACGATATCAACCCATACCTGAGCCTGCTTCTTGACATATTTTCCGACTTTAAGATTATCTTCTTTTACGCACCAGGTAGCATATTGATAGGCCTTGCTTTCTTTAAGCATCGTTCAAAGCTTCCAGTAACTTATTAGAGGATTTTTCTTCTTTCTTCGGGATGCTTCTTAAGGCGGCCGCAATCGTCATAATGTTTTCTTTCTCAATATCCAGTAGCATTTTTCTCTTTGTCTGAAGGATCTTGTCAATAGCCATCATCCCATTTGTGAGTTTAGCTATCTCTTTTGCAAAGGCTAAAATATAATCAAATGTGTCATCGGATTCGCTTTCTTCTACCTTTGTTTCAAATCCTTTTTCTAGCTTCTGGATCAAATTGAAAAAGTATTCCCTTCGCTGCTCCAATTCCGCACATTCTGCTTGCATAAGACAATACCGGTTGACCACAGGCTCATAGATCGCATCGTTCTTCTCAATACTTTTAAGTAAACTATTTATTCTTCGAAACTCTTTATGGGCAACTGGATTACTTTTGACAATGGAGCGTTCTTTCAATGCGACACCAGTTGCCAGAGATTGTTCTCCTTTTTCTCTTTGCTTCAATTCCTTTTTTGTCCTGTGTGATTTCTTTTCGTTTGAAAGAACTAAAAATGGCTTTGGCGGTCTCGACATATCCATACACTCCCTTCAAAAAGCTATTTTGGGAATATTTTATGCGTTCAAGTGGAGTCGTGGTATCCACGGCACCTGCCTGAAAAAACTTAAACCCCGGGGGGATACCTATTTAAATTGTGTATATTTCTCGAACAATTCCAAACAATTCAGACCTGCTAATCTCAACTCTCTCCGCCATCTTATGATGCATGCTGCACAAGCAGATCAGGTTGTCATCATCCAGTCGTAAGTTAAAATCCTCAATGAGTGGTACGATGTGATGGACCTCGATATTAGTAAAGTTATATCTTAATTGCGTGTTATGCAGCTCTCTAATACAGACCTGACATAGGTGCCTGTCTCTATCGTTGATCTGCTTGCGCTTATTGGTCCATCTTCTTGACCATCTAAACTTATCAATGTAGGTAGGTTCCTTAACCCTCTTCGGTTTACTAGGACACTGGTAGGTACGAGGATGAATACTGCCACAGTAACTACAGCTCTTTAGCATGGCTACCTAATACCATTAATTCTTCTAGCAATCTCTGAGTGTTTCGTTAATATGCCCCCAATAGCCTTGCCATCAAGAGTAATCGAAATGCTTGATACATTTCTTTGTGCGTCATCTAACTCTTTCAATGCTGCAGTTGCTTTCTTTGCAGCTCTCGTAACTGCCTTTAATCCTTTTAATGCTTCTGCACAATCCAATTCAAGTTTTACTTTGAGACTGCTAATGTTCTTAAGTGGAACAACAGCCTCTCCTTCTCGTATGGTTCCTAATGATTCGTTTGACTCGCGCTTTTCAGCCATGTCACAACAGCTCCTTTTATTTTCGCAAGCGATTGCGATTATTTAGATATACGTTACTAGTCCAATAATCAAGGCGATAAGTAATAACGAACACCAAATCCAAGCAAATATATAACCATGAGTTGATTCTATAAACCTATCAAACCAATTTAAAAACTTAACCAATCCTAATCCTTGACCAATTGTAAGTACGAAATTATCCCAAGACCTCTTTAACTCTTTATATGGATTCATTTCCTCCTCACAGCTCCTTTTAATTTTTCCAAGCGCTTGGGTTTTTTAACGCAGGCAGGAAACGGGCAGAAAGTCTTGGTGCCAGTTCGTTTCTCTGCCCAAACACACTTATCACATTTCATGCCCGTACCTCCTGACAATATAAAAAGCACCCGCTAAGATAACGAGTGCTTTTGCAAATTCATATTTATTTACATTTATTTCACACTATCATTTTAGCACTTAATTAGTGACAGTTATAGGGCGGATTTTTGACACGCATCTATCTATTTAAGTTTCAACCCATCAATCCCAAACATCAATACTGACAATGGTTCAAGGGAATTATTGACGTCTCGATAAACGGTTCTTTCATCAACATTATGACATGTCGCAATCTCTTTTGCTGTTTTTCTTTTATCCGAAATGTATAAATGGTAGACCGTTTGATAGCGTCTTATCGCCTCTTCAGATTCATCCTCACTCATTTTCCCGTAGACAGAAACCATTCTTGCCACGAACCGAACTGTCGCAAGTGTACGTTTTTTGCTGGCTTTTATTGCCTCAATTGCAAACTCATCTGTATCTAATAAATCAAGGGCCAGTTTTTCATCTAACTTTTTGATTTCAATTTTTATTCCTTCACAATGCTTTACGAGAGATCGATAGTTTCTAAGAAGCATTTTGATATTCCTTAATCGCCGATCATACTTCGCTTTTTCCTGCTTTTCCTTTTCCTGTTCCAAATATTCAAGGACTGTTCTTGCTATAACCTCGACATGCTTCTCATTTAGTTTCAACTGTGTTCACCATCTTTCTGGACCTTTTCAATTCTTGCTTTTAAAGCTAACATCAACTGGTCTTGGGTGCTCGTCTTGTTGGCTAATGCTGCCACAACGTCCTCGTCCACTCCACCGTCTACGGTTAAATGGTGGATGATGACTTTTTCTGTTTGACCTTGCCGATGCAATCGTTTATTTGCCTGCTGATACAGCTCAAGGCTCCAATTCAACCCGAACCAGATGACCTGATTTCCGCCTTGCTGCAGGTTTAATCCGTATGCAGCTGACGCTGGGTGTGCTAATAGGATGTCAATCTGTCTATTGTTCCAATCCGTTTCATCCTGTGGAGTTTTCAACTCTCGTATGCGTAACCCCGATTTAGCCAAGGATTTTTGGATCCTGGCTTTATCGTGCTGGAAGTTGTAAAAGACTAAAGCCGGTTTTCCGTTTAATCCCTCGATTAGTTCTAAAAAGGCTTCGATCTTGCAATCGTGGATCTCGACAATGTTTCGATTTTCGTCATACACGGCTCCATTGCACAGCTGCAGTAACTTGTTTGTAAGGACTGCTGCGGATCCAGCATCGATAGTTGACTCGTCTACCTGCAATAACATTTCAGTTTCTAACTTTTTGTATGCCTTTTGGGCTTTATCATCCAATAAGACTGGAATCGTGTTGTATGTGATATCCGGAAGCTCAAGATAATCCTCTGCTTTCATGCTGACGCATATATCACCGATTAAGCTTTGAATGGCTTCCTCTCCTCCTACCTTTGGCGCATAGCTGAAAACTCTATCACGGTTACGTTGGTCAGGTTCAAAGTATCTTTCTCGGAAACCGCCTATTTTATTTCCAAGCCTTGCGCCCTGGTCTAGTAAATATACCTGTGCCCATAAATCTAGTAATCCATTCGGTGCCGGTGTCCCAGTCAATCCAACTATCCGTTTGATATGTGGCCGGACCCATGATAAAGATTTAAACCGTTTAGCCTGGTGATTTTTAAAACTACTAAACTCGTCCACGATCACCATGTCAAATGGCCAGGCATTTCGATAGTGCTCGACCAACCACGGTACGTTTTCACGATTGATCACGTAGATATCTGCAGGTGTGTTCAATGCTCTAATTCGCTTGGCCGCGGATCCAAGCACCGTGGAAATTCGTAACAGCTGCAGGTGATCCCATTTAATCGCCTCTCTTGCCCAGGTGCTTTCTGCTACTTTTTTCGGGGCGATGACTAAAACCTTGTTGACTACAAATTGGTTGTACTTTAAGTCGTTTACTGCTGTTAGTGTGATAACTGTCTTGCCTAATCCCATATCAAGTAATAAGCCAAGTGCTGGTGTTGCTAATACGCGGTTGATGCAATATCTCTGATATGGCCAAGGCTTAAATTTAGTCATGCCTAGTATCACCTACCCCTGCAATAAAATCATCCACTCCGGCTTTGTTGTCAATCACTCGAACATTGCAACCGAATGCCGATATATCTCGCATTTGTTTAATTTGTAAAGGCCTCGGCTTTTTGCCGGGTGCTTTTAGCTCGACGAAGTAAACTTTGTTACCCGGAAAAAGAACTAAACGGTCAGGCACTCCATCATTTCCCGGTGATTCAAACTTATAAGCTTTTCCGCCCGCTTTTTTAACCTTATCTCTCAAATAAGTTTCGATGTCTCGCTCTCGCATTTTCAAACCTCCTAGGCTTGTCAACTTATTCAACGTTTTTCTCTTATACGTGTATTATTAGGCGTATTAGGCGTGCTAGGTAATTACGTATATGCCTAATCTCTTTATTATTTATTTATATATACTTTTAAAGTTGACATAGTTGACATATATAATAGATACAGTTATATG